ACGGGACAAGCCGCGCAGGATGCGATCAACCGCGCTATTTCCCAAAACTTTGCACAAGGTCAGGCAGCGCAACAGGCCGCTAATCAGGCCGTGGGTCAGAACTTCCAGCAGGGATTGGCTGCACAGCAGGCTGCTAACGCTGCTCAAGCGCAGCAGTTTGGTCAAGCAGTTACAGGCGGTGAGTTTGACCGTAACGCTCTGCTTGCACAGTTTGGAATGGGTCAGCAAGCCTCTCAAGCGCAGAATCAGGCCATTGCGCAAAACTTTGCACAGGCGCAGGCCGCTGCGCAGATGCAGAATCAGGCAGGCCAGCAGGCTTTTGGACAACAGGTAACGGCGCAGGAACTTGCCAACCAAGCGATTGCGCAGAACCAAAGCGCTGCCGCACAACAGGCACAGGTCAACGCCGCACTACAGGCGCAAGGATTTGGTCAGCAGCAGCAAGTGGCCCAAGCGGCTAATCAAGCACTGGCGCAGAACCAGCAAACCGCCTTGCAACAACAGCAAGCGGCAAACCAAGCCCAACAGCAACAGTTTGCGCAGAGCATGGGCGCAGGCGAATTTGCAAATCAGGCGTTGGCACAGAACCAAGCCGCTGCACAACAACGGTTCCAAGCGCAGATGGCTGCGCAAAACCAGCAGTTTGGTCAACAGGTCACGGCGCAGCAGATGCAGAACCAAGCCCTTGCGCAAAATCAAGCGCAGGCTTTGGCGGCGTATCAGGCCAACCTTGCCCGCCAGCAACAAGGGTTCCAACAGGCTGGCGCACAAGCCGAATTTGGCAACCAAGCGGGGATGCAGGCATATCAGCAATTGCTTGCGCAACAGGCCGCCGCAAACTCTGCACAACAGCAGCGGTTTGGTCAGGGCATGGACATCCAAGGGCTGTACAACGCTTCAATCCTGCAGAACCAGCAGGCTGCGCTGACGCAGCAAGCCGCAGCCAACGCCGCACAACAGCAACGGTACAACCAACTGGCCGGTGCTGCAGGGTTCCAAAACCAAGCGGTGCAACAGCAGATGGCGCAACAGATGGCATTGCGCAACCAGCCGCTTAACGAGATCAGCGCGTTGTTGTCAGGCTCACAGGTGCAAATGCCGCAGTTCCAAGGCTACACCGGCTCAACCGTTGCCCCAACTCCGTACCTGCAGGCCATGCAGGCGCAGGACGCTGCCGCAATGCAACGTTACGGTATTGCCGCAAATCAAGCCGCCAGCAACGCCAGCGGTTTGTATGGTTTGATGGGCGCAGGATTAGGCGCAGCGGGCATGGCGGGTGGATTTGGCGCGTTGTTCACATCAGATCGCCGCCTAAAGTCCAACATCGTGCGTATCGGTACTCACCCGCTCGGCATCGGTGTGTACGAGTACGACATTGGCGGCGAACGCCAGCGCGGCGTAATGGCCGACGAAGTGGAGACGGTGCTGCCGGTGGCCGTATTGACGCGGCCTGACGGTTACAAGATGGTCAACTACGGACTTTTGTGAGGACATGACATGAACGGACGCCGCCCAATGAATATGCCCATGCAGCCCGACCGTCGCCCACAAGAGTTGGCGCGTGTTATGGCAATGCAGGAGCGCAACAGCAGCCTTAACAGCCCGTTTCCGCAACAAGCGATGCGTTCGTCGTCAGCGTATGCAGGCGCAACGCCTAACACGGCTCCCGGTATGCCGCCGCAAGCGATGAACTTTAACGGCCCTCCCGGCCCGCAGCAGTACCAAGGGCCGATTAGCAACCCCGCCATGAGCATGACGGCTCCGCGTCAGCAGAGTGGCCCCGAAATGGCCCCGCAGATCGGCGGTATGCGTCGTCCGTCAGGCGCAGGAGCGCGTGGTTACCCATCCTCCCCCGGCATGACTACGCCGCAGGGAGGAGCCTACCGAGGGGACTTTGATGGAAACTGAAAACAAACGAGGCGGGTTAAAAACCTACCAAGCGTTTACGCCCCCATCACCTTACGAGCAGGAACGCCGTAAGGCAGAGCAAATGCGCCGTTACGCCGAACTGCTGCAAGAACAGGCGGCGGCAGAGGACGAGCCGTTCACTTACCAAGGGTTTCGTGCGATGCCCTCGCCCGCTGCTGCCCTCGGTAAACTGCTAAAAGCGTACGGCTCTAAAAAGGCTGGCGAAAAGGCTGAAGAAGCCGAACAAAAAGCCCGTGAGGCTGATTTGCAAGGCTTTGAGACGCTGCGCCGCGAACTTGGCCCGCAACAGCAGATTATGGAGCCAGATATGTTTGCTGACCCAATGCAAATGGACAGCAAATACACGCTTCCGCAGATGCAGACGGTTATGCCAACCTATGAACAGCGGCAAGATCGACTGACGCAAGCAATGGCGACTGGATCGCCAATGGCGCAACGCTACGCTCAACTGATGCTAGGCCGTGAGCCGCAAGTTGGCATTGAAGCCATCATGGAAGCGTCACCAGAAAGCCGTAGGCGTTATGAAGAAACACGCGATCCGTTTGCGCTTGAAAAACCAGCAAAATCGCCAGAAATGACTAGCGATATGCAGAATTATCAATTTTATGTATCGCAAGAAACAAACGCTGGGCGCACGCCAAAATCGTTTGAGCAGTTTCAAGCGGCCAAACGCTCATCAACTAACATTACCAATGTGTTGCCAAGTGAAAAAACGACAGCCGCATATACAACGGCGTTAAGTGGAAAATTAGCAGATCAAGATGCGGCTGATCTTGCATTAGGTGAGCAATCATTACCACAGATTGACGCGTCGTTCCGTGTTCGTGAGTTGTTAAAGCAAAATCCCATTACGGGAACTGGCGCAAATGCTCGGCTTGCGTTTGAGCGGGCATTGGCTACCGCAGGTTTTTCAAAAGGTCAAAAAGCCTCTGTTACGGAAAATTTGGCGGCTGAACTTGGCAAAGTCACATTGGCTGCGATTCCAACAAGCGGCCTCGGTTCAGGTCAAGGATTTACTGGTGGCGACCGAGAATTTTTGGAGAAAGCCGCTGCTGGTACGTTGGAGTTAACAAATGCCAACCTTAAATACCTTGCGGAACTAAACGAAAAGGTCGCAAGAGCAAACATTCAGCGCAGCAATAGAACGCGATCAAGATTGCGAAAAATTCCAGAATTTTCTGGGTTGGGCGATAGATTTCCCGACATTGTTGCGCCATCTGCGTATGGCAGTCAGTTGCCTCCGGGCGCGGTTCTTGACTCGTTGCCACGGTAAGCGAGGACGTTATGGCATACAAAGAAGGACAGACCGCGACAAACGAGCAAACTGGCGAAAGGTTTGTTTTCCGAGGCGGCAAGTGGGAGTCATTATCGCCACCGCCTGCCGCAGCGCGTGAACGAGGGGCAAACTTACCGTCGTTTGTTCAAGGCGCAATGACGTTTGGGCAAGGCGCAACGTTTAATATGCTTGACGAGTTGGCGGGCGCTGCTGCGCTTGGGCAACTTGGGCAATCCTATGCTATGGGCGGCACCGATGTTGCGCCAACTCGCGCCGATTACACCGCTCCGCGTGACATGATCCGTGGTGGTACTGCGGCATTTGCAGAGCAAAACCCCAAAACCGCCCTTGGCCTAGAAATGGCTGGTGGCTTGGCTACGCTGCCAATCAGCATGGGTAGTTCTGTTGCGCCTATTGGCGCAAACATTGCTGCTCGTAGCGGGCGATACATTGCCCCCGTTGCAGCGCAGAGCGCCGTTAGCGCGGCAGGCGCAAGCGAAGCAACAGACCCAACACAATTTGCCATGGATATTCTCTATGGCACGGGCGTTGGTACTGCTACGGGCGGTGCAACGGGACTTGGCATTAAGGGCGGTGGTTCGTTAATCCGTCGCGTAACACCGAGCATGAAACGCAACTTTGAATTGCAGCCCGCTCGGGAGCGTCTTGCCCAACTGTTGCAGCGCGATGCGTACTCTCGTATGCCGCCTGACACACTTGCCAAGCAAGATCGCATTGCCGAGATTCAGCGTCAGTTGAAAACATTGCGTGGCCCAACACAATTAAAAGCGCAGTTGCAAGAAGAACTGACCGCGCTGACAAGCGGCGTTGAGGCTGACCCAACGAAGGTTGCTGCCGCTCGGTTGCAGCGCCCCCGTGGCGGCGGCCTTGGCCCAGAGGCTCCCATTGCCGCAACTGGCTCTGCAACGCGCAGCGAATTAGCGTTGTTGCGTAATCAACCCGGCTCTACCGAAGGGATGATCGAGCGCGGCACCAAGCCTTTAATAAACAAACGCGGTGATCGGCTTATTGAGGCGTCAGATCAGTTACTTGATGCGGAAGGAATTCCTTTCCGCGCAACGGTTCGCCAATACACAGAACAAGCCAAAGCCAAATCAGCGCCGTACTACAACCAACTGCAAGATTTGGATTTTTCGGTAGACGTTAAACTTGCCGAGATATTGAATCGCGCTCGTAAAGCGTACAACGAAGCAGAAGAACTGGCGTTAGTTTCGGGGATGCCAGAAAAACTTAACCTTAACGAGTTGCGCCCCGGTGATCGTGTGCCGTTTGGCGTATTAGACACGTTAAAACGTGCGCTTTACGACATTGAGGAAAGCGCAAAGGGTGAGTTTGGTAAAGCAACCGAAAAAAGCCGTGCATACACAGGTTTGCGCCGTGAATTGACGGAAAAACTTGACCAAATTTCACCAAAAGACGATCAAGGTCGCAGCATTTATCAACTTGCCCGTGAAAACTTTAGCAGCGAGACGCAAATTGCTGAAGGCATGAAGCGTGGCCGCGATGTAATGACGGAAGACATTGAAGAATTGTCTGAAATTATTGATGACATGGAACCCGCGCAGTTGCGGGCATTTCGTCTTGGTGCTGCACAAGCATTAAGGGATCAATCGGGAACGCCAGCAGGCCAAGCCAAACTAATGAACTTGCAGAAATCTCCTGCAATGCAAAAGCGGTTAAAATTGGTGTTTGGCAACAACTTTCGTAAGTTTCAAGCCACGGTGTTGCGTGAGACAGAACTGCAAAAGACTGCCCGAATGGGTGAAGGGTCGCAAACCTTCCGTTTAGGAGCGGGCGAGCAAGATCAAAATGCGCTTGCCAAAGCGTTGCAAGTGGCGCAACTCGCGCAAGGCGACGTTTTAAGCGGCGCTGCTGCTGTTGTAGCCAAAGACAAAGGCAAGAAATTAGACGAAAGGCAGCGTCAACAGTTAGCAGAATTGCTGTTGTTGAAAGGCAAGCCTGCACAAGACGAATTGCGCAATGTGCGCTTGTATTTAGAGCAACGCGCAGCAGCGCAAAAACGCGCACAAGAAGCATCAGGACGCATTGGCGCATTCGGCGCTGGATACGGCGCAGGCCAAGAATAGGAGTAAGCACAGATGTCTTTTAACGGTTCCGGCACGTTCGTCATCAACTCGGCGGGTCAACCCGTCGTCGCTAACACCGTCATTAGCGCGACCACGTTTAACGCGCTAACGTCTGACCTTGCCAACGGTCTGACAACCTGTATCACCAAGGACGGGCAGACCACGCCTACGGCTAACATTCCGATGGGCGGGTTTAAGATTACAAACCTTGCCACGGGCACGGCCGCTACGGACGCTGCCACGGTTGCGCAGATTCAGAGCAATGGCGCAGCCCTTGTTACGGTTACCGGAACCGACACGCTGACCGGATCGCTAACCCCGTCCCTTGTCGCCTACGTTACGGGCGCGGTGTACTATTTTGTTGCCCCGGCCACCAACACGGGCGCTGTCACGCTCAACATCGACACGCTTGGCGCAAAAAACGTCACGCGAGACGGCACGACCGTTCTTGTGTCGGGTGACATCGTATCGGGCGAAATGGTCGCCGTTGTGTACGACGGAACGCGCTTCCAACTTATTAGCCCGGTCAATAGTTTCACCAACCTTAACGTCTCGGGCACCCTGACCGTTGCCGGTGCCACGACCCTTAACGGCAACCTCGCCGTGGGTGACGCGGCGGCTGACACGATCAACTTTAAGTCAAGCGGCTGGACGCTGACGAACAACGTATCGGTCATTGGAACGTGGGCCGACATCGGCACAATCACCACCGCCGACATCAATGGCGGCACCATCGACGGCACGACCATCGGCGGCGGTACGGCGGCAGCGGGTACGTTTACGACCGTTACGGCCACGACCGGCAACATCACCACGGTTAACGCTACGACGGTAGACAGCACCAACCTTGAAGTTACCAACCTCAAGGCCAAGGACGGTACTGCGGCAGGCTCCATTGCTGACGCTACTGGCGTTGTAACGCTCAACAGCGTGGTTGCCACGACTGCTGACATCAACGGCGGCACGATTGACGCCACCACCATCGGTGGATCGTCCCCAGCCGTAGGTAACTTTACGACCGTTTCGGCCGCCTCGGCGGTCTTTACAACGGCTACCATTACAACCGTTAACACGACTACCCTAGACCTGACCAACCTTGAAGTCACAAACATCAAGGCCAAGGACGGCACGGCGTCTATGACGATTGACGACGCCACGGGCAAGGTCAACGTCACCACCGTATCGGCCGCCTCCATGAACGCGGGCGTGGCTGCGGTAACGTCCCTGACGGCCACTGGAGCCTCTGTAGCCTCTGCCAACGTCGGCACTGCCGTTATCACCAACGGCACCGTCACGGCCCTTACGGCCACAGGTGCGTCTATTGCAAGCATGAACGCAGGGGTAGCCCTGCTCACGACCGCAACCGTAACCAATTTCACGGCCTCTGGGGCGTCCATTGCCTCGGCCAACATTGGCAACTTGCAGTTTACGGCCGCCTCCATCGCATCAATTAACGCTGGCGTAGCGGTGATCACAAACCTGACGGCTACTGGTGCCTCTATTGCCTCGGCTAACGTTGGAACCGCCGTGATTACGGCAGCGACGGTGACGGGCGCATCTATTGCCAGCATGAACGCAGGCGTGGCGTTGCTGACCACGGCGACGGTAACGAACCTGACCGCCACGGGTGCCTCTGTAGCGTCGGCTAACGTTGGTACGGCGGTTGTGACGGGCCTGACGGTTACGGGTGCGTCTATTGCCTCAATCAACGCTGGCACGGCCACGATCTCCGGCAACCTCACGCTCAACGGCGGCACCGCCAACGGCGTGTTGTACTTGAACGGCAGCAAGGTGGCAACGAGCGGGACGGCGCTGGTGTTTGATGGGACGAATTTTGGGCTTGGCACTGCAAGTCCTTCTGGAGCAGCGAATTATTCGGCGCTTGTTATTAACGGGTCTACTGGCGGATGGCTGCGCCTGTGGTCAGGTGGCACTGCTGTTGGCAGTATTTTCGCAAACTCAACAGATGGTCTTAATTTAGAAACGGCCACATCAACCCCAATAATTTTAAAAACAAATGCCACCGAACGCGCCAGAATCGACTCCTCCGGTCAACTTGCGCTTGGAACCACAACAGCCACAAACACGTTGACCGTTCAAGGCACGGTTGCGTACAACTTAAACAGCACCACGGACGTATACAAATATTTTACAGGTGGTGCGGGGCTTGTTTACGCAGGCACAACGACATCAACTGCTATTGGTTTTCTCACCAACGGCGGCGAACGCATGCGCCTCGACACCTCCGGCAACCTCGGTCTGGGCGTGACGCCGAGTGCGTGGGGGAGTCCGTTTAAAGCAATTCAGGGCGGCGCAGCGTCTTATCAGTCATTTATTGGATTTCAGTCAAATACTGCCGCGCTAAAAATTGGCACAAATACGGTTTATGACGGATCTAATTACAAGTACGTTAACACAGGAGCCGCCACTCGTTTTGACGTAAACGACAGTAGTTTTAATTGGAACATCGCAGCCTCCGGCACCGCAGGCAACACCATCACGTTCACGCAGGCGATGACGCTGGATGCGAGTGGGAATTTGGGGGTGGGGACTACAAGTCCTAACTACAGAATAAGCGCGATTGGTTCAAACACGCAGGCTAACTTTGGAGCAACCAATAACAAAGGCGCTTTTATTATTTCTACCGCCGATTCGCAAGCCGTTTATACCGGTGGGGCTTTTTACAATGGGTCAAATTGGGTAGCAACTGCTACAACCGCTTCGTATATAGCCATGGATGGCGGAAGCGTGGCCTTTGCGACTAATTCAGGCTTAACTTCCGGTAACACTTTTACACCGTCCGAACGCGCCCGCATCACGAGCGGGGGGTATAGCAAGTTTAGTGACAACGGAACTTACATAAACTCAACTGGAACAGCGCACGAATTTAATCAAAGCGCAAACAGCAGCGCATTGCAGTTGAATAGCACAAATGCGTCAATGACTGTCGACGTACTTTATTTGCAGGCTACTCGCAACACGACAAACAACACTTACTATGCAATAGGTTTTTATAACTCGACCGCCGCAGTCTATAGGTTTCAAGTGGCCGATTCTGGAAACGTCACAAACACCAACGGTTCGTATGGCACGATTTCTGATGCCAAGATGAAAACCGATATTGTGGACGCGGGTTCGCAATGGGCAGACATAAAGGCTGTGCGGTTCCGCAAGTTCAAGATGAAGGATGACCCGCAGCAAATCACGCAGTTGGGTGTTGTGGCGCAGGAACTTGAGCAGACCTCGCCGGGGTTGGTGGACGAACACGCCGACCGTGACGCAGAGGGCAACGACCTTGGCACCACTACCAAGTCGGTTAAATCGTCCATCTTGCTGATGAAAGCCGCCGTCGCCCTGCAAGAAGCAATGGCCCGTATTGAACAACTTGAGGCGAAAGTCGCCGCATTGGAGAGCAAATAAATGACCACTATCACTTGGAACATCTCTGTCCTTGACTGCCTCCCGCAAGCCCCCGAAGGCGCGGATTATGTGATTTGTTGCCACTGGCAATGCACGGGCGTGGATGGCGATTACTCGGGGCAGGTCTACTCGACCACCTCGTTTGCCGTCGTTCATGGCGAAGCCTTCACCCCCTACGCCGATTTGACGCTCGACCAAGTGTTGGGCTGGGTCTGGGCGAACGGCGTGGATAAGGACGCTACAGAGGCTGCGGTAGAGCAGCAGATTGAGGCCCAGAAGAACCCGCCGGTCGTCTCGCCGCCGCTGCCGTGGGTGGCGCCGTGATTAACCTCACGCTGACCACGGAAGAGGTCAACGCCATCCTGCAAGTGCTGGGTCAACTGCCCACCTCTTCGGGTGCGTGGCCCCTTGTAGTCAAAATCAAGGAGCAGGCAGAGCCGCAGGTTGTGAAGGACGGGGAGCCGTGACCACAGTACAAGACCTTGAGGTGACTGTGACCTCTCACATTGATGTTTGCGCGGTGCGCTACGAAGCCATCCATGCGCGGCTAAAGCGTCTGGAGAACCTGCTGATGCGTGTTGGCGGGGCAATTATCGTCATCCTGCTGACCGCGTTTGGCACGGTGACGATGATGTTTCTGGAGTCCATCAAATGAGTGAAGATATTGACCTGCTGAAGGTTCAAATCGAAGCCGAGATGAGACGGCTTGAGGCTAACAGCACCGCAAAGGATGTGGCAGGCAAGGCCATCGGCAAGGATGGTCTCAAGTACATCACGGTCATCGTCATCATCGGCGTACTGTCCAGCCTTGCGCTGGATGCCGACAAGATTGCTGCGGTGATGGGCCTGCTGGGTGCCTCGCTGACTGCGCTCATCTCCATGCTCAACGGCATCGCCGGTGCTACGGTCAAGGAAGAAAAGCCGGAGTTTGCGGTCATCAAGGAACTCATCGGCAAGTTGGACAAACTCGACCGTAAGGAACAGCCCATGCGGGTTGATGTCGAGGGCGACCATGTGACCGTGACCAAGGGCGATGATGTTGTGAGGGCGAAGAAATGATTCCAGCAGCAATACAAGCCATCCTTACACCCCTCCTTGGTAACGGGTTGAACCTCGTTGCCAACGCCGTCATGGCAAAGGGCAAGGACTATGTCGAAAAGAAGTTGGGCGTGGAACTGAAGCCGGATATGTCCAGCGAAGACTTGGCAAAGGTTCAGATCGCACAGATGGAGCATGAGGAAGAACTGCTGCGGCTCCGTATCGAAGAGGACAAACTTGACCTTGCGGAGTTGGAACTCCGTCTCAAGGACACAGATTCAGCGCGAGATCGGGAGGTACAGGTCTCCACATCTGACAAAGCCCCCTTGCTTAACAAGATCGTGACCCCCGTTCTCGCGCTGTCTATTCTGCTGCTGACCTTCGTGCTGTTTGGTGTAGTCATGTTTGACAATACCCCGGTCGAGGCAAGCCGCAAGGACATTCTCATCTACACCCTTGGTGTCTTAAGTGCCATTGCAAGTCAAATTGTTAGTTATTACTTCGGCAGCAGCCAGTCGAGCAAGGACAAGACCGACGCACTTAAGGAGGCTATCAAGTGAGTCTCGTAGCAGAACAGGCGGCGTTCCTGCTGGATGTCGCCAAACTCGTTAACAAAGCGACTGAACTGGGCTTCGTCGTGACGGGCGGTGAACTTGCCCGTACCCCGGAACAGCAAGCCATCTATGTCAAGACTGGTCGCAGCAAGACGATGAACAGCATCCACCTCAAGCGGTGCGCCATCGACTTGAATTTCTTCCGCGACGGCAAGTTGACCTACGACATCCCTGCTCTTACGCCGGTCGGTGAGTATTGGCAGAGTCTTAACCCCAAGAACCAATGGGGCGGGTTCTGGAAGTCATTTAAGGATGTGCCGCACTTCGAGCGCAGGGTGTGATGGCGAGGAAGGAATCGAACCTTCATTCACGGAGTCAAAGTCCGTTGTCCGACCTTTAGACGACTCGCCAGCCGTTTACCAAGTGTCTCGGTAGCCCCGGCTGCATCGCCAGTTTGGGGGCGGTACTCGACCCCAGTCTGTCGCCCAAATTTGCCGTAATCGCCTTATAAACGCTCTCATGGCATACCCTCAACGCTGTAGTTGGTTGATGGGGAGCGCCAATCCTTTGGCACTTCCCCGGTGATCCACGACGGGTCTGCCCACAACAGCCGATTGTTAGGGTAGGCAATCCATTGGCCCGCGTCTAATGCAATGATGTGATGGTCTTTCGATTGGTCAGGCATTTCGCTCCAACCGCCATCACACCAAAATATCGTCATCAAGTATGTACCCGGTCGCTGCACCCCGTCACGACCTATTGCCTTGACTCGGTGGTTACGCAGGAACGCTACTTCTTTAACTTGACAGTTGCGGCTAAACGAGTCCCACCACACGGTAAGCAGCAGCGTCATTTCTGGGCAGGGCTTGCTGCATAGCGCGTGGATTGGGATACGCGCCCATTGTGCGCCTGACTCCAGCATGACTTGGAAGTAAGGTACGCGCATAGGTTCTGCACGAAAGCCGAATACGGTGCAGAGGGTAAATTCACCCTTGCCCTTCTTATGGTCGTGCAAAAACTCATTACGCACATAAGCCGTAATGTACGGCGTGTCGCACCAAAAATTCATATTAATCCTTCTTTGTGTAATTGCATGATAGTGCGAGCCATGCCTTCAAAGTGCGCGAGACGCACATAGTCTCGTTCAAGGTCGGTGTGTGATCGTCGGTCAATAGCGTCGTGGCAAGACGAACAGGCCCACGCTCCGAGGATGTCGGGCGATTTCATGCCAATCCCAGATACCCCGGCAAGCCGGTAGTGAGCCAGCACAGTTGTCTCGCTGTTGTGGTTGCACACCCCTGGGATACGCACCATGCAGCCCCTGCCCTTGGCCTCTTTGCGCAAATTCATTAAAACAAATCCGTAGTGTGTTGATGCAAAGCAACAATTAATTGCGGCCAACTGCGAAATGAATGGTTTAGTTGCTTGTTTTCAATTTCCAATGTGTCGGCTTTTAAAGAAAACGAACTGCCGTCAGATCGCTCTCGGATTTCGTCTTTGCGGTACAATTTTGCGCGGTACAACAGCGACTCTTTAGTAATCCACCCGCAAAAAGTCAGATAGTTGTTTGTCTTGTTAAAACTTAAAAACAAATAAACGTTGCAATCAAATTTGATTTGAGAGCGCAACAAGTTGTTAACGTAATCGCCACGCGGCGGGGTCGTGCGACCCATAGTCTTAACGTCAATCCGCAATCCAAACAACTCAAAATCAAACCCGCCGTCAAACCCAGTATCGCGCTGCATAAACGGCGTGCATAACGCCATGTTTACCATGTTCTGTCCAATTACCCCAACCAACTGTTGTTCTGCCGTGCCGTCACTACCGTCGCCACGGTTTCCCATCTTTACAGACTCGGAATACCGCTGGCTGGCTTGAATGACAAACTCCGGCACTTCAACTGTGAATGGCATTTGCTACCCCTCGTAAGGCTGCGGTATCACAATGTTTATTTCGGCGCATTTGGCCTCGATGAACATTAAATAATCGGTAAATTCTTGTTTATTCAACGCCGAGGATCGTTTGAGCGGTCGCATACGCTTGCGCCCAAAGCCCTCTAACGTCTGCCAACCAAAACATTCACCTAAAAGCCATTCATGCACATCATCCCTCGTAAAACCGCCTAACGCTTCGCCACCGCCCTCCATAATGGCCGGATACACCACGCCCCATAGGTAAGCGTTCTGCTGATTGGTGCGCGGTTTTTTCCATTCTTCTACCGTTACTGCAAAAGGTTTGCTCGGCAGTAACCGATACATAACCTCTACGGCTTTTAACACCTGCTCAACGGGCGTGCCGATGGGGAATATACGTTTCATCGTTCAGATGCCCTTACACGCGCAGCGGTCTGTTTCCATGCGTGCGCGTACTCAACATTTTGGTAGGTGTCGAACCACGGGCCACCTTCCGTAAAATGCACGCAGGTTGGATCAGGAACCTGCGCCCGTGTATGCCAACCTTCCAAGTAGTTAAATGTCGTCGGCAACCCACCGATGTTTTTGTCGTTGCACCACATAAACCGATGCAGGTACATCCCGGTTTCTGTGTTCACAATGTCAGGCGTCAACCCCTGCACCATCGGGTGTTCGCAGTTAAAATACATGAACGATGACCAGTTCTTGCGAGGGTATTGTCGCTGCGCTTGACCGTCCATCTTGGTCAACGCGGTAGGTTTGTAGTCGTGTTTGACTAACCATACCGCGATGTCGGGATTGTTGTAGTCAAGCAGCGGGGTTAAATCTTTCCGCACTAAAAAGTCGCAATCCATGAACAACGCTCGACCCTTAAAGTTGCAGAGCGCAGGGACAAGAAATCGCGAAAAACTGAACTCCGTCGCTGACATGGGGTCAGGCGCACGCCAATACAGCCCCATCTCACGCAGGTCGTCCAATCGCAGCGCCAGCACTTCGGCATCCATGTGTTCAAGGATGGAGGCGCGTGCGACCTCATACGCGATATCCTCGCGGCTATCGTAACCGATGAAGATTTTGAGTTTCAAAACGGCAAGTCCTTATCATCGTCAAACGGGGTTTCATCCATCACAGGCGCACGCTTCGGCGGTGCTGCGGTTTTAGACTCAAATTTCAAAGACATAAACTTGTCGCCCGATTTTTTGGATTCTTTAATCCACGCGGAAATGTTCATATCCACGTTGTTGATCACGCACGATCCACGGTACATAGGTGCCTTGGCGTTGCCTTTTTGATTGTTTTTGAACAAAACTCCGCGCATATTTGGGTCGTAAGGGGTGTCGTAATTAGCCACGATTTAACTCCTGTAGTTTGTTTAACTTTTCTTCCAACTCGTTCAAGAACTTTGTTACTTCAATTTCTAGTTCAGCAATGCGCTTGTCGTCACGCGGCACCCGCACGATGAGCAGTTGCAGATGCTCGGGCAGGCGCGGGTCGTAGGACGCAAAGTCGCACCACGGACGCCGGGTACACGCCATCTGCCACTGCATTTGGGTCACGTACTTCTCGGGCGGCTTACCGGCCAACAGGTACTCAAGATGGGTGGCCGTGTTGGCACACTTGAATTCCACGCAGCCTTCCCCTACTAGTCCGTCTGGGGACGCGCCAGAGCCTGTAATGGCGGGGTGGTCAATAAACCCCACCTCCTCCACCAACTCGCCTGTACGGGCGCTGTAGGCGGCCCTAGCGTTAGGTTCTTGCTCGATACCCCACTCCATCGCGGCGTTGCTGAACGAGGACGCTTTCTGCCCCGTCAGCCGTTCCACGATGAGGTCGGCCATGTAGTTCTCACGGCTTGCCGAGTACCCGGTCTTGGTCTTGGCTACGACATCAGCCACGCGGCTGGCGGTAACCTTACCCAACCGGGCGGTAAACCATTCGTCGGTGCGCTGTTCCATCACGCCAGTTCCTTCTTGCGGTTCGTAAAAGCGTCCATGTGCAACTGGCGGGCATCCATCGGCAACGACTTAAACAACGCCGTGAGAGCCTCTGCGGAGTCGCAAGCGGCGATCTGATCAAGCACCTTGAGGTCGGTTTGGGCAAACTTGTTACGCGCCTGTGCGGCTTCTGCGTCGTCGTCAATTTGCGCTAGCCCGACAATGGCAGCGAGGGCATAGCGTCGAGCGTAGGTGATGCCAGACCCCTGCGCCTGTGGCCCAGCGTCCTTGGTGACAATGGGCAGCACGCCACGCATCCATTCGCCGGATGAGTGGGCAAGCGTCGTGACCAGCACCACCCCGACGTTGGTTACGTCGGTGGCCTGGATCACCGCCAAACCGTTATCGGCCAGTTGCTTGCGGCAAGCGTCCCAGCACGATGCAAGATCGGCGTATCTAGATTTGAAAAACGGGTTGCTGCTGTCCTTGAGTGCGCCCGTAATGCTGGCCTGCGCTTTGGAGAGCGCCGCTGCGAGGGCGGCAATGGATTCACTTTGCATTTGTTTCTTCCTCTTGTTGCTGTTGTTCCAAGTCCTGCTGATGCCACCAGCCGTCATCATCGGCCCACGGCGCGTCTGATTGGTCAAAGTCGTCCATTAGAAAGTCCTCACGGCAAGCCACACTAAAGCGGCAAACATGACGAACGAGAACAGGTACAGGCCAATGGTTTTCATTCGGTCACCTTGATGAGCAGGTGTGCCAGCGATTGCTCGACCGTGGCGTATTCCTCGGCGCAAAGCGCCAGCCGCCAAAACATATATGCGTCAACCGTGTCGTCTGCAATGTCTTGCACCAGCGCACAATCGGCAGGGCTGCGGGTCTGAACCATCCGCGCCCATGCGGCACGGAGAGTCTTGTCGGTGATGCGGCACTCAAGGCCAGCAAGTTCTTCCCAGATGTTCACAGGCTTTCCTCCCACGACCGTTGGCGGTCGAGCCGGTCTTCTGCGGCCCAGTCTGCATCGCGCTCGGCTTTCTCGCGCTCGGCAAACGCTGCAAGTCTGTCGGTGTGAACAAAGATGGGGGCCGGGAGGGTCAGCCAAGTGCCATTTGGCAGTTTGATAGAGGTGATGGCGGCTGAATCCATCGTGTTGTCGTTGCAAAACTCAAAATCAAATTCGCAATAAAGCCCCTCAATCAATTCGTACTCGCGTGTCATGTCAGTCATATCTGTTGCTCCTATCTGTGGATTGACTCAACACCGACAGGTTAACACAGGTTACGCCCTTGTCAACAACCTACTTGCAATTATTTTCACGCTCGTTAACCTGCGCGGCATGGACATTCAGATCGCGCTTGCCGCTTGTAAAGGTCGCAAGGCCGAACTTGCCCGGCGACTTGGCGTTAGCAAACCTGCTGTCTCAAGGTGGGTTAAAACAGGTCGTTTGCCCAAAATGCGGGTATGGCAGTGGAAGGCTCTACAGGCCTTGACCCCGCAGATTGCAACCGACTCTACGGCTACCCCGCTACCTACCCCTGCCCTGCACCACGAGCCGCTATAAGCGATTCTGCGACCCCCAGAAACGACAAACCCCCGCACATGGCGGGGGCTTGACGGGGCGGGGGGAATGCCCTTACGCTTGAGATGCTGTTCTCGCGTGATGGTTAATTTACATGGCTGTTCTAGTCGTGTCAAACACCCCACCACGCGACCCCTTGATACGGGCATCTGTCACCGGCGGGGTGGGTGCAATCCCCACATGATGTTCAATCATCGACCAGACACCGGATACCACGGTCTGGCGGGTCTAACAACCGCGTCCATACGGGCATAGGTTGGACTCTCTTGGCTCCCAATGTTCTTGGGGGTTAGGGGGGTCCTTTCCCGGTCCTCCGAGCATGGGTCTTACGAAACAATCCTACAGAGTTAAATCTTAAATCCTAGAAGCCTGAACTAAACTTGTTGCGTTTACCTCCGTTAACGAGTACCGTGCATCCTCCACAAACAGGAGACTGCGATGAACGACCTAGACCAAGCCGCATGGGAACGATGGGTTGCCTTTCGCAAGGCTATTCGCAAGCCCATCAAGACTGCCAGCGAACACGCGATGAAATTGAAGTTGTCGCGGTATGGCGCTGACCAAGATGCTGTGGTTAACCAAAGCATCAGCAATCAATGGCAGGGTTTGTTTGAACTTAAGGACAAGAAAAAGCCCGACCGCCCCCAAAAGTCACCGGAGCAGAAGGCGCAGGACGATGCGATGTTTATTGCCGCGCAAGACCGTGCCAGTAGAGGCTGGGACAAGCAGGAACCGACCCCGATAAACCGATTGAAACTCTGCGATGCGCTTTGGGCGAGGTACACCGTCGAGGAGGGCGCAGATACAGCCGAGCGCATGGAGTGGCTTCGCGGTGTCGTTGCGATGCACCTGCGCGATGCGCCTGCCGGGGAGGTATTGGGTAACCCGCACCTCAAGACGATGGTGTTTTGCCTCTTTGGCCCCCGTGGTATTTCACGGCTCAAAGAGCGGCAGGAGGTGCCGCGATGACCCG